CGCCTTGGCCTCTGCCGACAGGGGCATGAGCCGTCCCGCTTGGGCCGGCGACACGGTCTGGTATCGGGCCATGACACTGACCGAGCCGCCCTTGTCCTTCTCATCTGGTCTATCCCGATCGGCGGCGTCCGCCAGATCGGCCCAGCTGGCCGAACTTTCATCGCTGTACATTTGTGCAACAGCGGCCGAGTCCATCTGGAGCGTAGGTGCCCCGACGACTTGGACTTTCGCCGCCGCCTTCCAGGCCACCCCAGGCGGCAAGTAGACGGCGTAGCACTCCTCAAGAGAAGGAAACTTCTCCTGCGGCCCGACATACTTCACAGTGTGGTGCAAAGGATCCTCTGCGAAGTCATCGTCATCCTTCTCCTCGAGAGTAGGTTTTGGGCGATTCCCGAGCTGGACCATGGTCGCGAACCATTGGCTCGCCCCATAGTACAGCTGTCGATGCGGAAACGCTCCAGCCACAGTGATATCTCTCACACGCGTCATCTGCGCTGCGACCAAGGCCAGACCTCGAAGAGAGGATTTCGGTGAAGCCATCGAAGCGAGGGCCCGGACCGGGTCTGAGCAGGGAACGTACACGCGCGGGCGCACTCCAGGAACAGCAACAAGAAACTTGCCGAGGAAAGTCCAAGCATAAGAGTCCTGCTCTGGCTCAAACTCGCGAAGGTTCAGGGTTCCAGCTTTGATTTTCAAACCTGTCCGCTGCTCCAACACAAGAGAAGCCTGAGCAAGACGCTCATGCAAAGCCCCGGTAGACTCCTTCAGAGCATCGCCAAACACGAGAGCACCATGAGCGCTCGCGAGTTGGTCGAATTCTGGCGTCCCTGGGACGCCTGATTTGAGATTGTGCTTCATCAAGACCTGGATCGCATGCCCGATCGCCACAACCGTGACGAACGCCATGCGGCACGAAAGCTCCGTCACCTTCTTCCAGGTGGCGTCCAACGAGCTTTTCAGTACTTCACAAGCGTACCAATAGCCCATCTTTCCGTGGTCCTCGTGGAGACTGTTGTCCATCTTCACGTAGTCCGGGGTCAAGATGTAGACGCTGCGGCGCCCATCTGGACCGCGCACGACCCAGACCCACAGATTGTCGTCTGAGTAGGCTTTACAATGTAAGCCGTCCTCATCCGACACACTGAGAATCCAGTCATAGAGGCGCTGTGCACCCCCGCGCTGCCAGCGAAAGCCGTGCATGTTGAACGTCCGGACATCGTCCGAAAACCCAACCATGCACCGTGACACATTTTGCC